TCCAAAGGCTTTAGCAACAGCAGGTATCGCTGCTATTGCAGGTCCATTGCTTAAGGCATTAGATCCAAAAGCTGCAGAGTTCGGACGTGGGTCTAAGTAACCCATCAGCGCGAGGCAAAGGCCCTCATCCCTTCGGGGATGGGGGTTCTTTTTTTATGCCATTTTGTCAACAGAGCAGGGAACTGTTACCAGATTGCCACAGTTAACACAGGTGGCATCAAGGAAATACCAGACCAGTTCATAATCTTCAAAGGCTGCCATAACATTAAACACCTGGGAGCCACACATACACACGTGGATGGGTCCTAAACCCCGCAGATCGGCTCCAGTGACTTCTGGCAGGGTATTGTAGGAGCTTATACGCTCCCAGATTTTTGACAGGAGTGGGAAACGGAGTACCATATGCTCGGCACGGCTCCTTCCTGTGGTCAGTCGCCTCTCGGCCTTACGGCCTCGGCCCCGTAAGGGGCCACTGTAAATTCGCTATCGCTCATATTGTACACATCAGGTAGCGTGTCTCAGGTACGACACGCCGTAGGTGTGTTACTCTCAGGTATGACAACCATCGCAGCTTTAGAAGGTATTGATTACGCGGTCTTCGTAGCTGACTCTCAGATAACTGAGGACAATCTCGTGACCTTAGCAACGAGTACGCCCAAGATAGTTGAGGTGGGTAAGTTCATCATCGGTGTCTCAGGTGACACCAGACCAGGTGATATCCTTTCATATAACTGGAAACCGCCACTCTATCGTGGCGAGGAACCAGCACAATTTATGGGACGCAAAGTAATCCCAAGCATTATGAGTACCTTTACAGATAATAACTACGAGTGGAACAAGGTGGACAAAGATGGTGGCTTCGATTATCTCATTGCTTTTAACGGCAATATCTTCCGTATTGCTTGTGATCTCTCTTTTTTCCAAGCAGATCACGGAACGTACGGCATTGGTTCTGGTGGGCAGCTCGCTCTTGGCTACCTGTATTCAGTTCGCAAACCTGATATGGAGTTAGCCTACGCCAAGCGACACGCCAAGAGAGCCGTAGAGATTGCGTCAATGCTTGACGCTAATACGGGTAAGCCAATACAGTTGGTAGTCCAAGAACGACTATAGGAGGAAGTAATGAGTACACAAAAAGAACGTTGGATAAAGACAGAAGAAGCAGCAGAATATCTATCTGTAAGTTTGAGTTTCTTATATCAAAAGGGACCTGATGCTGGCATTCCACGAGTTAAGTTAAGTAATGGGTATCGTTATCGTATGTCAGATCTTGATGCTTGGTTGTTAGGAAAATTAGATGCACAAGACTCTTGATTACGCTTTGAAAGAGGCGTATGAAACAGGCTTTGAAGATGGAGTTTCATCTGTTGTCAAAGCATCTGAAGAAGATATGAAACTGCTACTGAATCAGGTGAAGAATGGGTGAGTGGCTTATTTACTGGGGAATTATTTTGTTCATCATTCTATTCTGGAATCACACAAGATGTCAGTAACAGATCCTAAAGATTTACTACTGACTGCACTACGTGCAGGTGATGCTAAGCGTTCGCGCTCTACGCAGGTACAGATTGGTCCATCAGAGGTAGGCGGTTGCCGACGCAAGGTGTGGTACCGACTCAACAACCAACCTGAAACTAATGACAACGAATTAAAACTTGCTGCAATTATGGGTACTGCTATTCACGCAGAGATTGAAAGAGCGTTAGTAGATAATCCAGATGTGCTGATTGAAACAGAAGTTGAATACAACGGGATGAAAGCACACATTGACTGTTTCGTACCAGGTACCGGTGATGTGATTGACTGGAAGACATCTAAGATTAAGAACCTTGGATACTTTCCATCAAAGCAACAACGGTGGCAGGTGCAGCTATACGGCTACCTCCTAGCTAAGAACGGCTATGCGGTCAACCGAGTGTCACTGGTGGCAATTGCCAGGGACGGGGACGAAAGAGATGTCAAGGTTCACACCGAAGACTACGATGAGTCCATTGCTATCGAGGCACTCGGTTGGCTAGCGGCTGTCAAGGAGGCAGCAGAGGCACCTGCACCTGAACGCGACTCAAGTTACTGTCAGTTCTATTGCAAGTATTATGACGCAAGTGGGCAGATGGGATGCGTTGGTATAAAAAAAGAACTTACACCAGTCAGTGATGTCATCATTGATGATTTTGATGTTGACAGGAATGCACTGTTGTACTTACAGTTAGCAGCACAGATTAAAGAGTTAGAAAAGCATCAGGATTCTTTGAAGACATCCTTTGAAGGATTACTAGGCACTACTAATTCAGGTATCGAAGTAAGTTGGACAACTGTTAAAGGACGTGAGTCAGTTGACAGTAGCGAGGTAGAAAAACTATTAGGGTTTGTCCCTAAGAAGGTAGGAGCTGAAAGCCAGCGACTATCTATAAAGCAAATCGGAGGTAAGTAAATGGCTACAGAAGGTACAAAGTTTCAGATCAACTACAAGTTGTCAGATGGAACACTCATCAATCTTTACGCAGCAAACGTTCAGGAACTAGAGACAGGTCTTAACGACCTAGGTATGGTTTCAACTTTGATTAAAGCAACAGGTGCAGAGTTCACAGGTGGACAACCAGCACCAACAGTTGCAGCAGTTGCTCAGGCATTTAATGCAACACCAGCACCAGCACCAACAGGTGGAGGCAACTCCTGTCGTCACGGTGTGATGGCATTTCGTGAAGGAACATCAAGCAAGGGACCTTGGAAGGGCTATATGTGTGCTGCACCAAAGGGTGCAACAGACAAGTGCGATACCATCTGGGTTCGATAACAAATGCGGGAGCCTAGATTTTACGAAGCTCCTAGTTGTGCAACAGTAGGTGGAGACTTTTGGTTTCCAGATAATGAAATCCCTAACGCTTCTACAGTAGATGCTTTGTTCTCTAAAAGTATCTGTAATCGCTGTCCTCATAAACGAGAGTGCGCTGAATGGGGTATCAAGAATGAGGCTCACGGCATCTGGGGTGGACTAACTCCAAGAGCACGTCAGGCCATTCGTCGTGAACGCGGTATCAAGATACATCAGGAGGATGACGTTGCTTAATCTGTCCCGTGCGTGGGGTGGTGTGCTTACCAAGGCAACACCACTACCTGACGTATGGACTGGCTTAGCTGCCAAGCAGATTAAGTTCAGGCGTGGGCAAGTATGTATGGTTGCAGCAGCACCTAATGCTGGTAAGTCAATGTTCGCATTGATCTATGCAATCAAAGCACAAGTGCCTACACTTTTCTTCTCTGCCGATACTGATACAACTACCGTGATGATGAGAGCAGCTTCTCATACATCAGGTCACTCACAGGTTACTGTTGAGAACAACTTGGCTGGGAACAGTCATCACTACGACCATCACTTCCAGAAGATTGACCACATCAAATGGGTCTTTGATTCATCACCTTCAATAGATGATCTTGAACTTGAGATAAGAGCGTACGTAGAACTCTACGGAATTGCACCGGAACTTATCATCATAGATAACCTAATGAACGTGGCAGCAGAGACAGACAATGAATGGTCAGGGCTGCGTGCAATTATGATGGAGTTGCACGATATGGCACGAAAGACTGAGGCTTGCGTACTGGTACTGCATCACGTCTCTGAGCAATCAGAGTACGGATCTACCAGCAAACCACCAGCCAGACGTGCTATCCACGGTAAGGTCAGTCAGTTACCTGCGCTGATACTTACTCTAGGCTATGACCCCAACCAGGCAACTTTATCTGTTGCTGCTGTGAAGAACCGCTTTGGTCCACACACAGCTGATGCTTCCGATTTTGCACAACTGCTAGTAAACTATGCAGCGTGCCAGATCGGAGATCAGGACGAGTACGGTTGGATGTACAGGAAAGATGCAATGGCAAACTATCAAGGAGGTTACATTGTCCAATAGCAACTTAGTTATTCTGCCTTCACGCAGCAGACCAGATAACGTAGAACGTTGCATCAATGCGCTGAAAGAGAACTCAGTTGTATCTGATTTCTGTGTAGCAATTGATGATGACCAGAGTGAATTATATCCACGACTAGATGATGTTATCTATGAGGTCAATCCAAGACTTCGTATGAATGGCACACTCAACCTTGTGGCTAACAAGTATGCAAGCAAGTACAAGACTATCTACTTCCTTGGTGATGACCACCTGGTCAAGACTAAGAGCTGGGATAGACACTTAGCAGAAGCAATCAACATCAAGGGCTACGGTCTTGCCTATGGCAATGACTTACTGCAAGGTAAGAACCTTGCTACTGCTGTGATGATGAGTACTAACATCATTGAGACACTTGGATTTATGGCACCGCCTAAGTTGATTCACCTGTTTATGGATAACTTCTGGATGACACTGGGCTTGAAGATTAACTCACTGTATTACT